CAAGTACTGCGGCTACATACACTTCCGCAGTAGTTAAATCCATTGCAACAATCTTACTTCCGGGAGCTGCTTTGATACATCCCTTAACGATTGGATTATCTCTAGGCAGTTGTTGCATGTTAAGCTTACCACTAGAACTGAGCCTGCCGCTAGTAGTGCCATGAAGGTTAAAACCTGTACGTAACCTGCTATCTCTATCCAGTTGAGGTAAGATTTTGTCCAAATAAGTATTTTTAATTTTGGATTTTTGTCGTATCTCAAGAATAAGTTTGGGGATATGTGATTGCTCTGCAAGTTCTCCGAGTACTTCTGCATCTGTAGAGTGCGCTCCCGTGCCAGTCCGTTTACCAGTCGGGCGTAGCCCCACAAAGTCAAACAAAAGACTACGAAGTTGAACAGTACTATTAGGATTAAAATCTTTTCCATTGATCTCCTCAAATTTACGAATGGCAGGTTCTTTGTACATATCGACCACAGCTTCATCAATCTGCTCTTGCATAAGAGACTGAGACTTTACTAGTCTTAGTTTGTCAAAGGGTACGCCATTATCTTGGACGTCTGTTAAGAAACGACATCCTGGAATTAATATATTGTCGTATACTTTTGCAAGTCTTTTATTTTGTTTGATCTTTACAAACTTCTCATAAATTAGATACGTTACTGCCGCATCCATACCTGCATATAATTTCATAATGTCAAAAGGAATATCTCCCCAACTGAAATCATTTTTTAGTATACCATTCTGTTTACGATAGTTATCTATCCAATCATACATTGGTTTCTCGTAGTCACCATAGATTGTATACTTCATTGCTAGCTGCTTTAGACCGTGTGTACCTGGATTCTCATCTATGAGATAGTGCAGTAGCATTGTATCCTCGAAGCGAGGAAACTCAAAGTTGAAATGATACTCAAAGAATGCCATATCGAACTTTGCATTGTGAAAGATTACTATCTTTTTATCAAATAATTCTTGTAAGAGTGCTTCTGTTGTTTCATCAAAACACTCTGTATCTACATAAGCGCCACGATCTCTTTCATAGGAAAGACTAAGTCCTAGCATATGTCCATCACGAGGATATAATCCTGTTGTCTCTGAGTCGAGAGCAATATAAGGACTAGGAGCGTCAATAGCTGCTTGAAAGAAAGCGTTGGCTTCTTCTGTGTCTTGTATGCCCCACGCATTGTAAGTAGTAATTACTACATCTTCTTTATCACCAGTTATATACTCGAGTATACTTTTCTTGGAATCATCCCAAGTACGTTGAGCTTCTGGCTTAAATGCAAGCATGGCAGGGTTTATGACAGGCAGAAACTTTTCTTCTACTTTCTTGCCTGAGTATTCTGTGACTGAGTTTACAGGAGTGAAGTACTTAAGTGCGTCACTTCCCACGAGAATAAGCCAGTCATATGCATCGATGTCTATCTCGATGTCACAGTCTCGTTTTAATACTTTCTTGATGTTTGGATCTGAACACAGTTGATACTGGTCAAACTCAAACTCATCATCAAATTCTTTCTTAAAATTAGTTCTACTTGGTTTAGTTTCTACTAATGCAACTTTAGGCATATAATTTACTCTTTAGTTTTTGTACTGTTTGTATGGGCAATGCCCCAGGATCTCTGTCTTTGAGGCATACATTTCTTGAGGCTAAGCCTACTCGCTCGGCCATTTCTTTTACATCTTTTGCAGCATTCTGTCCTGCATCATCTCCATCAAAGAAGATGTCAATACTATCTACACCTTGTATTGATAGCATTCGTAACTTATCTTCATTGATATTCTTTGTTCCAAAGCAACACACTGCATTCTCGAGTCCTTTGTCCTGTAGATTAATCATATCAAATATACCTTCTACTAGTATGACTGAACCTTTTATCGGCTCTACTATAGGGTATAAAGGCATCTTCGCACCCGCAGGCGAGATCATATACTTAGGTGTTCCACCTGTAGTATGACGACCATTGAAGGCTACAATACGTCCTGATATATCTCGTACTGGAAATACTATTCTTCCTATATGATCGGGATCGTGGTGTTGAAAAGCCTCGAACTTCTTATAAGTCTCAGGCTTAATATCCCTCCAGTTACCTGTGTAGGGAGCTAAATTCCTTGGAAACGACAAACCAATACTTTCAGACCTTTTTGATTTAATATTTTTCTTTAACAACTCTCTTCTTACTTGTAAGTGATTTGCCTTTTCTCCAAAATGTGTAAAGATATTTCCTTTGAATCCGCATGAGAAACATTGAAATATACCTGTTATACGATCAATACGCATACTAGGATTTCTATCCTCATGATCGGGGTGAAGACAGCTCACCAAACAGTCTCCTCCCTTCGGTATAAAATAAACACCTCTGGAAGTAAGTAACTCTTCTACTGTCATCTACCGATATCCTGTACGTTATCTCTACTAATTAATTGATATGCACCTTTATTATAGGCAGGTGCAATCGTATACTTTGAGCTTAATTCATGTCTGGCATTTACTGTCGTATCTATACTACTTATATCTACGGATTTGTACTGTTTAGTCTCTCTACGATATACTGTGGTTTCCTCTAAGGGTTGAAACTTGGGTGTGTATCGCTTTGCCTTTGGTAAGGGCTTTCTCTTTCTACCTGAGCTAGTGTGTCGTAAACTACCGAATGTAAGTGCCATATGCTTTATCTCCTTTCAATTATCCGTATATTATACGCATAAAAAGGTAAGATGTCAAGAACTATTTTTAAAGATCATTAATTTCTTCGCCTGTTTTATGCGAAGAATCTTCTTTCTCTTTCGGAGTAAGGGCAGTCTCGGGACCAATTTTAAGGCTATCCCAGTCTACTGTGGATGAGAATGATTTCATGGAGGCTGATCGCATCTTTACACAATTCAAGGTGATACACGCATCTTCGTGATCCCAAGTTTCAAGTGTATACGCGGCATCTGCCGCATCAAGAATACCTTTAGCGAAACGAGCTTCTCCAGTTGCATCTGTTTGATAAGGTGTGAATACTGTGCAGTCATATTCTTGTGCCATAGACTTCAATGCTTTACTTACTTCGATCTGTTCTGTCCAGTCATACTGACCTCCGCGAGAAGGAAGACTCGACCGTTTTACTTGGTTAATATAGTCTACAATGATAACTCCAACATCCAGTGCCTTGACTTTTTTATCAAGTTCAGCTCGAATCTTGGAGAGTGTGAGAGAAGGATCATATACAACATCAAGCTGTCGATTCGGGAGAAGATCTCCAGCCTGCAACTTGTCATGAAACTTATCAAAATCACGATGACTTCTATACTCTTTCAAACGGTCTTGTCCCGCAACAAAACGATCAGCCCACCAACCTGCAACCTTCTCCCACTCAGTAATACTAAGATTCTTAGTACGTAGACGGGCAAAGGGAACTTCTGTGGCTATGGAACAGCATCGTTGAAGGATAGACCGACTATCCATTTCTATAGTGAAATAGATAGCCGACTTACCACTTTTGTAAACATTATTGGCAATGTTTGCACAAATAACTGACTTACCTGCTCCTCGCTTACCACCAACCATTACTAAATCTCTGGGAGAGAACTGTATCTCGTGGTCGTATTCCTCGTTGAGGCCGAGAGGCACGTATTTAGCTAAATCTTCTTCTGGTTCGAACAGGCGAATACGTTGCATACTCTCCTGTGGATCTTCCAAATCAACCTTCTGCTCAATGTCGAGTACGATTTGGTGAAGATGGTTTACTGATTCTTGAGCATCCTCGAATGCTACAGAGTGTTCTACATAATCTTCAAGCGAGTCCAGAATTTCTTTTTGAGTGTATTCGTTTTTCAAGTACTGAAGAAGCATACTAGGATCGGCATCGACCTCAACTGCTTCAATCGCAAAAAGTTTTTCACGAGTACTTGAATCACGAATCTCAAATTTTAGATCTTCAATCGTTGGCATTTTATGAAAATCGGAGGAGTGTTTATCAATAATCTTATACAGACTATGATACTCCGTTGGCAGATATTGCTTATGCGTAACACTCCAAGTCTGAAAGTCTCCGAGCGTAAGCACTTGCTTTATCAAAGCACTTGCGATATTCAATGAAATTCTCCCGATTTCAAATCCAAAAAAGCGAGCAGACCCCGTAGAGCCTGCTCTTATAAACTAAAAAGAATTAAGCAGAAGCTTTTTCTTTCTTAGCAGCTCCATCATAGTCAGCCGCTGAGAGCCCTCTACGAGTAAGCATAGTTTTGACACCTCGAGCAGTTTTGCCAATCGCTTCAGCGATATCTTCAACGCCCATGCTACCGATGTCATTCAACTCAGCCAAAGGATCTTCCTTAGAAGCGCCTTTAGTAGTCTCTTGACGAGGAATAGCATCAATGTCACCTGAACGGAGCAAGCTAAGAGCTTTACCACGTACAGAGTTTACAGAACGGTCTAGTGCATCAGCAATAGCTTCAACGAAAGCTCCCTCTTGTACCATAGATACAAAAGTCTCTTCTTCAGATGGAGAGTACGTGCGTACAGCTTCAACTTTAGGAGCAGGCTTAACGTGGCCAGTAAGTTCCATAGAAAGGATCTTGCCTTGAATTGACTTAGCAGAGAAAGCGCCATCTTCAAAATGAGAAGCGATTTCAGCATAAGTGTAAGTTCCGCTATTGTCAGAGACAAAAGCAGCAAGAGTTGCTTCTTGTGCGTCAGTAAACGCTCGGCTAGAAGCCGCAGAAGCTAGCTCTACATCGTGTCCCATCTTTCGCAATTTGCTTGAGATAGATCGAGTAGAGGTTTCCAAGTTAGCTGCTGCTTCTGCAACAGTTGCTTGGGATACGGGGCTTTCGCCACCGACAAAATCAGTAAGAGCGGTTGTTCGCTCGTCAGTCCACTTAGGTAGTGCCATGATATTTATTCTCCAATAAATTCTAAAAGGTTAGTTATGATTTGAACGCCAGACTCTCTGGCTTTCTTAGTTTTAGCAGATTCTACTCCGCTTTCGTTCACCAGAATCGTGACATCTTTTGTCAAACTAGATTTGACAACATAACCAAGCTCTTGAAGTTTCTTCTGAGCCTCGGCTTTAGTTTTGTAACTGGTAAGTTTACCACTAATACAAACACTTTGGCCGTGGGTTATGGTTTGTGTTTTATCAAACTTGAAACTAAAAGGTAACAAGGATACTTGATAAAATTCTTCGTTTAACCACTTCAATAAATTAGCTGTAGCTTTCTCACCGAGTCCTGCATTACGGCAAGTATCGTAGTCTATTTCTTCGATGTCTTCGCAGACTTTAGAAAGTTTTTCCGATGCAGTCTTACCAATGAGAGGTATGCTAAATGCAGATAAAAGTATGTTCAGTGGTGCATTTTTTGAGCGTTCCAACTCATCTACTAACTTCACTGCGAGTCTTTCAGATCCGATGCGGTTAGCAATCTCTTTGGAAGATATGGAATAAAGTTCCTCTAGGGAGACAATTTCCAACTTAGAAAGAGTTGCTGGACCGAGACCTTTGATCTTGAGAGTCTTAGCAAAGTGTTCGATGAGTTTAAGAACTTTTTCTCCGCATTGCGGATTTTTACAATACAGAAGGTAATTGACTTCATCTAACACCGAACTGCAGCTAGGGCAGTTTGTTGGGGCTTCGATTTTGGTCATGTTATTTCCTCTGAAATTGAATAAGTATTATACGCAGATTTAAGGTTTCTGTCAAGAATTATTTTTCGACACGTCTAACAATCCTGGGAATGATTTCCCCTGACCTTATGACTTCTACCCCACAGCCTATCTCTAGGTCGAGGTCTCTTATATACTCAATATTGTGCAGAGTGGCTCTTGATACAGTCGCGCCACCAATCTCAATAGGATCTAGGATCGCTACTGGACTGACAACACCGCTCTTACCAAGTTGCCACACTACATCAATAAGTGTTGTTGCCACTCCCTGTGCCTGTTCTTTAAGAGCAAAAGCACCACGAGGGTGTTTAGAAGTGTGTCCGAGGCGCAAATACTTTAAATTATCCTCAAGCCGATAGACAAGTCCATCAGTAGGATAACCACTCGTATCAAATCGGTCTACAACATTGAAGCCGTGCCGTTCTAGTCTGCGCAAAGCACCACTATACTGCTCGGAAAGTTCAGGTGTAGCGTCATAAGCAACGAACACTAAAGGGCGGGTCTGGAACTCTAGGAGTCCTTCTTCACCTTTTAAAC